CCACCATCCACCGGATGACCGGGTTGCCGCCGTGTCGGATCATTTCCGCGCCACGCTTCCCCTGCGCGGCCAGGCGCTTGATCTCCTTCAAAGCGGGGGACAGCGTACGGTACCCCTGCTGAACCTTCACCAGCGGCACACCGTCGTCATAGAGCTGGTTCGCCAGATGCGTCGCGTTCCACATGTCCAGCCCCAGTGACTGCACCTCGAACATGTCCATGTCATCGAGGATCGTCGCCCGAATGAACTCGTAGTCGGTGACATCGCCGGGTGTCAGCCTGAGCCAGCCCTGATCGACCCACGCCTGCGCTGCGCCCGCCGTGCGCTTGTTGTAGTCGTCCAGCTTCGCCTCAGGTCCCCACACGCGCCACAACGCGTCATACCCCGGGCCGTGATCCCTCGGGAACAGCCAGCACAGGGCGGTCATGTCGGAGACCGAGCCAAGATCCAATCCGCCGTACGCGGCCCGACCCAGCATGTCCGCGTCGCGCAACCTCGTACCAGCGTTGCGATCCCACTCCGTCAACGTCAGATACGCGGTCGTCTGCTTCGTTCGCATCCCAACGTGCAGGCGCTTGAACGAGGCCAGCTCGGCGGGGGAGTTCTTCGCCTTGTTCGCGGCCTGCTCCATGAACGCTCGCGTCGGCGAGATCGGGTAGCCAGGGTTCGCTTTAGGCCAGTTCTTCGGGTCTAGAGGGTCCTCTGAATCCGGCAGCCCGAAGACCACACCGAACGTCGTGGGATCCACGAAAACACCCTTGGCGACCTGCTCGACATACCGCCGCTTGCGAGCATAAATGGACTCCGTCTTACCGTCATCCGCCGTTGTGATCATCGTGATCAGAGGCTGCTCACGGGCACCAGTGCCAGTCTCCAAAGCCTCAACCAGATCAGGGGTCTTGTGCACGTGCAGCTCGTCGATGATCGCCCCATGCACGTTCAAACCATGCTGCGCATCCGCCGCAGAAGAGATCACCTTGAAATAGGAGTCGCTCTTAGGGTGGAGGATCAGCCCGGCACGCGGCACGAACCGCCCGCGCAAGTCAGGTGACTTCTCCACCAGCTTCTTCACCGGGCCGAACAGCAGGCCCGCCTGGTCCTTCGTTGACGCCGCTGCAATCACCTGCGCGCCAGGCTCCCCATCCGCGCCAGTCAGGTACACCGCGATACCGCCCGAAAGCGTCGTCTTGCCGTTCTTGCGTGGCACATCCACGTACGCGCTCCGGACCAGGCGCACATAGTGCGTCCCATCATCAGCCGGGACCACCCAGCCGAACACCGGCGCCAGAATGTAGGCGACCTGCCACGCGTCCGGGATCAGCGGTTTCCCCGCCCACTTGCCCTGCGTGTGCCGCAACCGCTTGAACGCCGACAACACCTGATCCACACGCCCCGGATCAAACACCGCATCCTTGACCGCCGAACCATCCGGCGTCGCGTGCAACGGCGCATACTCAGGGAGGTCATACCCACGAGAGAGCGTGTACCAGGCGACCTCACGGGAAAGCTTCAAACGCTTCAACACCGACGGCGAGGGAAGCGTCACCTCATCTGCCTCATCCTCTACGTCAAGAGGCTCAGCAGTCGCAGTCTCAGAACGGGTTGCCATCACCACCGTTGGTACCCCCGTCATCCCCAGCGAGGTCCTGTTCAGAAGACGGAGTCAAACCGAACTCCTTCGCCAACGCCTGGACACGGGACCCCGCATTCCGCCGAACAGCCACAGCAGGGTGAGGAATCGTCCCCTGCTTAGCATCAATGAACAGCGAGCCCGCATCCTCAAGGGCGCGAGTGGCGGTCTGAAACTCCGCCACATGCTCGCAATACGCCGCCAACGTCGAAGCATCCTCAGGCTTCAACACCCTGTGCCGAACCAGGCCAGGCACCACCCGATCCCACTCATCGGCAGCCAGGGGAGTCAGCCAGTCAGGGCGATCCGGGGCAGCACGATCAAAACTCGGGCCCTCCTTGACCTCACGGCCACCAGAATCACGCCCATGCCCACGGCCCTCCACCAGTCGCAACGCGGCAGGCTTTTTCGCCGGTCCCCGTGCTCCCATAGCGGACCCCCTGTCTCAAAATGTGAGATTTCGTGCGGAAAGGGACGGCGGCGCGCCCGTCCGTGAATTTTTCTGTTTCGAGGACCCCCCTACCCCTTGGCGTCAGGCCTGGGGGCGGGGTGCCGATCGCGTTTTGCGTTGATTGCGTGCACGGCGTGCGTGAGCGGTTTTGATCTTGTGGCAGTTGGTGCAGAGCAGCCAGCCGTTGCTTGGGTCGAGTGGTGATCCCCCGTCGGAGATCTCGATGATGTGGTCGTATTCGAGGGTTTCGACGTTGGTTTCACCGCAGACTTGGCATCTCGGGTCGCGTGCGAGTGCTTGGTCTCGGAGTGTTTGGCGTTGTCGTCCGGTGAGCGTGGTGCTGTTGGCGGACTTGTTCGCCCAGGCTTTGCGTTGGTGTTGGTCGCATCGGCCTTGGTTGGTGGCGAGGTTGCCGCATGGGCAGCGTGTGGGGATGCGGTTGGGCATGACGTTGGTCCTTGGTGGTGTGGCGCGGGGCAGTGACCCTTGTGGTGTTGTGGGTTTGCCCCGCGCTGTTCCCTCACCCGAAGGAGGTGTGTGTTTGACCGCACGGAAAAGGCCCGAGATCGCTTGGATCATCGGGCCTTGTTTTGGGTGTGG